ACGGTAGCCGTCCTGACTCGATACCATCGGCGTAGTGCCTCAGGAGGCTGGCAGCGCGCCATCCGCCAGCGAACACGTTGGTCTCCACGCTAGCGGCATGCATGCGCAAAACCATCGCGCGCAGCCGGCGGACTTCGGCAGCCAGCAGCTCGGCGGCGTCAGTCATGCACTCCCGATAGCCCTGCTGCACATCACGCTCGACCTCAAGCTCGGTGACGCGGGCGATAGCAGCGTCGCCGGCGTCAAGGGCGTCTGCCAGCACATTCGCCTCCCGGAAAAAATCCACGTCACTCCAGCAGCGGTCAACAACGTTGGCGCAAAACCTACCGACCCGTACCTGGTTGGTCATTCGTCCTCCGCAGCCCTCTCTGACACGTAGCAATAGTGGGTCAGCTGTCGCACATCAGCATCGCTCGCACGGCGCTCTGCAAGCTCAACCTCAAGCCCCGCAACACGCGCCTTGAGCTGTGCAATCTGCTCCTCTTGCTGCGCATCAAACGCTCGCAAGTTGCTGATGTGCTGCGCAGCTTCTCTGGGGTTCGCGATGTTTTGCGGGCGAAAAGCGCGATACATCGCCTGTAGTTCGGCGAGATGCACATCGCGCTCCGATGGTCGCAACGGCGTCACCGCAAGGGCGCGGTGCACGGCATCGAGCGCTGCGGCGTGTCCATCGGTCAGCCCCTCCACGTACCACGCGGCCTCGATAGCGCGGTCCGGCGAAGTGAAATCGCGGAATAGAGAATAATCGAGCTTCTCTTCTAGCCAGAGCAGCTCGACTTGCACATTGTGTGGGCGTGTTAGCGCTCTAACAGAGGCCACAGGGAGGGTCAGTTCGTTGGGTTTGTCGTCGGTCATTTGCTCTCTCCTGCAAGCTCCGCCTCAAGCTCGGCAACGCGCCGCAGTGCACGCGCCAGGTCGATTTGCAGGCATTGCGCTTTGACCTGCCACTCACATGATTCTCGGCGGTGCTGTTTTATCTCTGCCCCAAGCTCCCGAACCTGCGCCTCCGCTAGCGCTAGCATGTCGACCGCAGTCAGCAGGTCGGACTCGATGATTTCGCCGGATTGCAGTCTCGCAATCTGTCGGTTCGCGTCTGCGAGTTCGGTCTCAAGCTCCCGAATCCTGGCTGTGTAATCGCTCATGGTTCTCCGTTCCCGCCCGACGGGCAATCTAGATAGTTACTGTCGTCTGCATCAAACGCAGCTAGCCGTGCTGCCTCCTCGCGCGCCGCCTTTCGGCCACGAACGCCGCACGTTCTGCACTCCAGGTTTTGGCTAGCTGCTCTTGCGTCGGCCGCGATGGCCGTGCGCAGGTCGTGCGCGACCCAACCGTAATGCATCGCGCCAGCGTCCTCGTAGCGAGCCAGCAAATCCTCTACAGCGGTCATGGTTCTCCGTTCCCGCCCGACGGGCAGTGGTTGCTGTCATCTGCATCAAACGCAGCTCGCCGGTACGCGTCTCGCGCAGCCTGTCTGCGCGCGTCCTCTCGCTCGAGCTCGGCGGCCAACCGAGCCGCGCGGGCTATGGCGAGCGCGTACGCCGCGACTGACCCAGGTGTCGCCAATGACGACGCCCATGTCGAGGTGCTCGTCTCGTCTTCCCGCCGGCCGCTCATCATGGCGCGAGCGCCCATCCAGCGGCCCTGAGCGCAGCGTCACACTCGGCCTGCGCGAGTTCGAGGGAGGTGAATTGGTCGAGTTGAGTGGTGCGCCCCCTCGTTACCTCAACTTTCGCCACAAACGCACGGCCTATCAGAATTACGTACGCAGCTGGTCTCGGCCAAAGCCCGATCCTGGTCCAGAGGTCCGCAGTCACCTGCGCCCACGGACCGGCGCAACTTGGCGCTGCGCAAGCCATAGCGTCGCGCTGCTCTGTTGACATCGCTGCCCATGCGGCGACTGCTTCTGTGTGAGTCATGACTCGCTCCCCGGAGCAGCCGGCATTGGAAGCCAATGGGTGGCGAGGCAGTCGATGTCATCGAGCGCTTCGCCAGTCATGTAGTAGTCGCCGTGGTCGTCACTCCACACGAGGTGCTCCCAGCCTGGGTCAGCGCGCTCCCAGGTGACCCACGCCAGACATTCTGTCTCGGGCCCGTACTTGCCCCACGGCCTTGGCTCGGTCATGGGCTTGCTCTCCTTCGGCACTGTCCCACCGTCCACCCGGCTGCCTCCAAGGAGTCAGGCGTCGACGCGCGCGCCGCTTTAGCGGCGGCCGTCACCGCTTTCGTCAATTCTTCGTCATTCATTTCACCACCCGTATTTCAAAATCCAACCCAAACAATTCTCGCAGCCCATCACTCGTCTCGCACGTCGCCACGATTTCACCGGACTCTGACACGGCCTCCCAGGCCCGAGCTTTGGAGAATGGCCGCGTGCGGTGGAGCTGATTCGTCATGCGCCTGGAGTTGCCAACGCGCCCACGCTGGCTCCGTGATGGGTCAATTCGGCGGGTCACACGCGCCTCATCTCAATCACGCCGTCGACGACTCGCGACACGATCGTGCCGTCTGTCGGCCAGACCTCACGCTCTGCCAGCGTGCGGCTGAGGTCGCAGGCCTTGCCGCGAAAAATCACGACTGTGCGGCGTGGTGTCGGTTGTGTGTTTTCGGTCATGGTGTCCTCAGTCAAAACGAGAGCCGCAATTGGCGGGATAGTCGGCGTCGGTCATCGGCGCGCGGAGGGGCTGGGGTTGATTGTGCAGACGAAACCGCGTCTCGCTGATTGCCGCGTGGCGCTTGCGGGCTGCGCCAAGCATGTAGGCAGAGCGACCCCAGGTGCCTCCCACGATCAAGTCGGCCAGCTGGTCTACAGAGCCAGCAATGCCCGGGGTGGTTTCTGCCAAGAGCGCTTCTGCCGTCGTGAACTTCATACGTACTCTATACGGTACAGTTGAGGCGAAGCTCAAGGGTTCATTTCACTTTTTTTGCTGGACCCTCAAACCATCGGCAAAAAAGCCCACGGCTACCCAACCATGGCCGCTGAAACGAATCAGCTCCGAGCCGATGAGCGAGCCGATGAGCGATGGTTTGCTCGGGTCGAGCGCGGCCTTGATTTTTGGCTCCGAGACCCCATCAGAGCGCAGCATCTCGCTCAAAGCCGACCGCGAAATGTACGGGTCCTGAGAGTTCGGGAGCATTTCCGCGCCCGAGCCAAACCAGCATCTGGACCACGTTCGCTGGGCATCCGTTATTTTGGAGTCCTTTTTGGGCGCCGGCGCGCTCGCGACACCTGGCTCGGCGTCGAAAACCACACTGGTCACCTGCTCTCCGTCCTCGTCGAGCCAGCCAGGGATCGCAACCGGCGTGAGCCGACCGGTCACCCCAGGCGCCTGCTCGGCGTCTTTCATTTTTCTTTGCGTGACCTGTATCTCGCCGTCTTTGGGAATCACCGCGATCTCAACGTCGAGCGACCCTTTCCACGCGCTCGAGCCGCGCGCCCTGTGCTGCGCCTCCTCGCTCGCTCCAGTGTGGTGCACGAGGATGATGGCCGCGCCGAACTCACGAGTCAGCCCCGAGCACGCCGCGATCATGGTGCGCGCGTCCTGTGCCGAGTTCTCGTCGCCACTCAAAAATCTGTGCAGCGTATCGACAATGATCAACGCCGGTTTCTCCGGCAGGCCGAGGATCGCGTCTCGCGCTTTGAGGTAGCCTTCGTTCGTATCGAGGTCGCAGCCGCTGCTCGAAATCCAGAGGCGCGCTGGGCCCGGCTGGTGGTGCTCTCTCCACGCCGCAATGCGTGCGCGCATGCCGTGATGTCCCTCGCCGGCGAGGTAGACCACCGGAGCCGCGGTGACTCTCTGGCCGCACCAATCGGCGCCGCCGGTCGCGATGCGCATGGCCCAATCAATGACGTAAAACGACTTGCCGCCGCCGCTCGGCCCGTACACCATTGCGAGGCTCTCACGAGGCAGCCAGCGCCTCACGAGCCATTGGAGCGGCGCGGGTTGGCTGGCAAACTCGTCGGCCGGTATGAGCCAATCAGAGCTTGTCGGCTCAAGCAACGCGAGCAGGTCTCCACCGGCTGCCACGTAGTCATTGGCGTCTCCGATTTCCGGCGGAATCACGTAGCGCGCCCCGTATTTCGCCGCCGCTTGCTCGGCGTACTTTTGGCCGATGCCTGACTTGTCACAGTCCGCGACGACGACCACGGGTGTGCCTGTCTCCATCATTGCTCGAGTGACCGAGACCAAGTTGCTCGCCGTGTAGGCCACGGCGCACGGCTGGCCTGTCGCCTCGTGAATTGTGGCAGCAGTCGCAAATCCCTCTGCCACGTAGATCGTCTTGGCGTCCTCGCGCGTGCCGAGCAACCAGTAACAGCCGCCAGTTTGGCCACTGAGGTGGTAGAGTTTGCCGCCCTCGGCGTCGATGTACTGTAGCGACGCAAGGTGACCCTCCTCAGTGTACAGCGGCACGACCAAGCGTCCGTCGCCCGTGACGCGCGCGCCGTTTGGCTGGATGCCCTTGCGCCGCAAATACGGATGCTCGGCACTCGCCGCCGCCGCCATTGTCCAAATCGTTTCGGCGATCTCGCTCGTTTGATTCCGCGCCCGCTCACGCTCGGCGTCCCGCATTTGGCGGATCTCAGCCCACCGCAGGTTGTTGGCCATCGCCTCGTCGGCGGTGATTTCGTGCGAACCGTTGGCGCGGAACGCCCTGTCTTCGTCCGAGCGCCAACAGCCGAATCGACCCGCCGGCACGCCGTCCGGATAGACGACATACCAGCCCGTTTTATCTCCGACGCTCCGGCCCTTCGTGCCTGAGTTGAACCGGTGCAGGTGGCCGTCGATATACAGCTCCAGCGGCGGTGTCAGGCCGGCGCTTTGCATGGCCGAGCGCAATTGATCCTCGGTGGACTCCTGATAGATGCCGCGGTGCAGCGGGAAGATTTCGCTCATTTCTGGCGATTCCTGGCGATGCGCAGGAGCACGAGATAGCCGAGTAGGTCGTGCTCTACGTCCTCACCGCTCGCTGTTCCGCGGGCGAGTCGGGAGAGCTTGTCGTCGATGCGCACCAACAGTTGCTCGGTCGGGTCGGCGCGCGAAAACACACGCACGGGATTCAGGGCGCTGTCGCCATACGCCTCATGTTTCGCTAACAGCATAGACTCCAACTCAGCCAGCACCTCTCGCAGCTCCAGTTCAAACGGATTCAAGGACAACCCCCTTTGCATGCTCGCAACCGAACACCAAAAAATAACGATAGCCCAGTGCAATCATCTCGCGACCCCACGCCGCCTGCTCCGGCGACTCTTTCCCGCCGATGCGTTTCATCTCAACCCACGTGAGCCAGGCGGGGATAAATAGGTCCGAGACGCCGGCGGTCACTCCCTCCATTTTCAGTCGACCCGCTTCGGCTGCGCCCCGCTTGCCACCATTGGGAATCGCGATGATGCGCACGCCGGGATACGTGCGGCGGAACCACGCAACGAATTCTCGCTGCTCTTCGTGCTCAGAACGGGATGTCGTCGTAGTAGCCAGCTTGCTCAACGACTGGCGCACTGATTTTCTCGTCAACATTCCAAACCCTCTCTTTTACACGGAAAAACTTGCCATCTGGCACGTAGACAATGCTAGATGGTTTCGGCAGCGCGTTGAGATACGCGGCGGCGTGGTCTAGTGATTTGGCGAGCGCGTCGCCCTTCAGGGTACACCAAAGCGCCGCTCCCCACTCGCTCTTGATGTCACCACCGGCGCCGCGCGTGATTTTCTCCAGCGTGCGCAGTGACTTGGTCCCGGCGAAACCCTCGTGAGCAACCGTTAGATACTCGCTGACGCGCTCGGCCTGCACGAGGTAGTAGTCGACGCGCAGCATTTTTTTGCCAGACGCGCGCGCAGTGTGGACCGACCAGTACCAGTCAAGCGTCGCCGCTGTTTGCTCGACATCCTTGCCCATGATGTCATCGTTATGCCGCCGGGTCTCGTGCTCGACCTTGGGAAACTCGTGCCCACACCCGAGGCAGATGCGCGCCGACAGTGCCACGATTTCACCGCAGTTCGGGCAGGTCTTCGCTGGCGCCTCGGTCTCGCTCTTGCCGGTTCCCCGTTTCTCCGGCGGTCGCACACATGTGATGGGACCGTGCATCGACACCGCGCCGGCGAAATCGAGCACCAAGCAGTGGTCGGTGTGCGATTTGGGTCGCAGCCCGCGGCCTGACATTTGGACAAATAGCGTCGGGCTCTTCGTCGGGCGCAACAGGGCGATGAGGTCGATGTCGGGGTAATCGAAACCGGTAGTCAAAACGTTGGCGTTCGTCACCGCGCGGATTTGACCGTTTTTGAAGGCGCGCAGAATGTTGGCTCGCTCGGCAGCCGGCGTCTCTCCGGTCACCGTCGCGCTGAGGATGCCAAGCGACATCAGCACGTCGCGCATGTGCTCGGCGTGAGCAACGCCGGCGCAAAACAGGAGCCACGCCTTGCGACCCTCGGCGCGCCGTATGATCTCTTCTGCGATTTTCTGATTTTTATCGCCGGTGTCGACGGCGGCCTGCAATTCCGACTCGACGAATTCGCCGCCGCGAGTATGCACGGCGCTGAGGTCGAATTGCTCCTCAGTCATTTTCGAGCGCAGCGGAGCCAGGAAGCCCTTGTGAATCAGCTCCTCGATTGTCACCGGCTCGATGAGGTCGTCGAAAATCGCCGGCTTGTCGGTAATGAGCCCGTGCCCGAGGCGCCAAGGGGTCGCCGTAAATCCAATCACACGCATGTGTGGATTGATAGCGCGCAGCTCGGCAATCAGTGTGCGGTATCCGCCCTGCTCCTCATGGCCAATCGCGTGCGCCTCATCAGCCAAAATTATATCCACGTGTCCGATGTCAGCCCCGCGCTTCGACACTGACTGAATGCCGGCGAACGTAATCGGTTCGGCGAGTTCTTTGCGCCCGAGCCCAGCGGAGCAAATGCCGAGTGGCGCTCCAGGCCACACCGCGCGCATTTTCTCGGCGTTCTGCTCGATCAGTTCCTTCACATGCGTGAGCATCAGGATGCGCGTCTCCGGCCAGTTGGTGAGCGCCAGTTTGCAAATGTGAGCGATGATGATCGACTTGCCGCCTCCCGTCGGAATAACGACGCACGGGTCGCCACGGTTGGCTGAGAGCCACGCGAATAGGGTGTCGATTGTGTGCTGTTGGTAGGGGCGGAGTATCATCAAAAAAGCGTCTCCTGTCCCTTGGCTGCCATCATCCGCCCGTCCCTCATGAGCCGAGCGCATGTCTCGGCGCGCGCGTGGTCGGACTCAATCCCGATGACTCGACGCCCCGTCATTTTGCACGCCATCCCGGTCGTGGCTCCGCCGAAACACGGATCCAAAACCAGCTGGCCGGGCCGCGAGTAGTCGCCGATAAGGGCACACGTCAGCGCGAGTGACTTCCCGCCCGTGATGCGCTCGGGTCGGTTTTGGTGATTCTCGCCAGGGCCCACGTAGGCGCCTGGCAGCGTTCCCCATTTGCTCCAAGGCCTCGTCCGAGGGCGCGCCACAATCAACTGGCATGACCACTGGCTCGGACCGTCGCCAGTCATGCGAACTCGGCTACCCATCTCAACCCACGGGAGCGGAGGAAAAACATAGCGACCGCCGCTCTCAAACGACTCGGCCCAGTCGGAACTCAGGACATGATCAGTGACAGTGGTGACCCAGCCAGAGACGCGCGGCAGCCAAAATTCACCGAAACAATGGACCTTGATGCTGTCCCAGCTGGCGTAGTCAATGTCGGCGCGCTCAGGCCGGCGTGATGCATACCGCTGGACTGCGGTTCCGCTCGGATGCCCGAATCCCGCAGCTCGGTCTGCCGTGGCTTTCCCATCGCGGTGCCCATCATGCGTCCGCGCCGAGTAAGGCGCGTCAACGTGCAACAGATCGGCAACGCGCCCGGCCATCACAATCTCGGCGCACTCGGCGTCCAGCGAGTCGCCGTGCCAGACCTCCGAGTCAGCATCCCTGTGCAGTAGGGTCGGCGTCACCGCAACACCTCCGCACTCGACACTGCCCCGGGCAACTCTGGCCCGCCGTTGATTCGCTCGCCGTAGGCGGCGTGCCAGGGCTCTCCAATGCTCTCCATCGGCACGTCCATCAATTGCGGATGAACCACGTGAGAGGGGCACCCTAGGCGCTGAGCGTCCTCGGGTATCGTGTCAGCCCACCGCTCGCAAAACCACGTCGAGTCCGGGCGCGCAGTCGAGTGTGCGCAGGTGCGGC